CAAAGTTAATAAATAATGCTAACTCATTTGCGTTAGCTACAGGTTGGTCTAATGTGTAAGATGTAGTCGCACTTGTAGTGAAGTCTTGCTTAGCAAAACTTGTATAACTTAATGCTGGTTGATTTCCAATAAAAGGCATTTAATTCTCCTATGTACTAATATCGTCTACAGCTGATACCCAAACATCTAATGATGAAGCTGTATCTGATTGAACATAAATTCTATCACCAGATTGAACAACAAATTTAGCACCACCATCTAATACTTGTAATGCTGATCCAGCAGGGATCGGTGCATCTTTAATTAGATAAATGTCGTTAGCACTATCATTAATATATACAGATGCTACTACAGCAGATGCTGTAACATTTGCAACTGATATACCAACAATAGTATCATAACTATCAAATGCTGCACCACTAGGTATAGCAGTGGCACTTGTGCCTACATTGTTGCTTGTGTATCTTCTAAAGTTTTGTGCCATTTAATTATTCTCCTTATAATATATTATATTGTTATTCGTAAAAAAGTCAAGAGGTCTACAAGGCTACAGCCATAGCGATAGCAAATCCAGCAGAAGCCCCTGGTAAATTAGTTAATTGACTACCATCTACAGCAGGTAATAGTCCTGATCCATCTAATTGTACTATATTATTAGCACCAGTTCCTACATTTAAAGTAGCAGCAGTTCCTAATCCTAATGTCGTTCTTTGGGCAGCAGCATCTGCATCATCTAATAATGCCTTACCTGCAGCTGTTAAATCAAAAGTTCCAGCTGTACCAGAACCTGTAAATTGAATACCTTTATCAGCAGCACTTGTTAATCCAGCAATAGCTGCTAACTCTGCATCATATGCTTGAACTGTACTTCCAATATCTGAAGTAGATACTGCATTAGTAATTTTAGATACATCAATTGAATTGACTGCTAAACTAATTGTACCCGATGAAGTAATAGGTGAACCTGTTACTGTAAATTCAGATGAACCTGCATCTGCTACAGCTACTGAAGTTACTGTACCTGAACCTACTCCAGTTACAAAATTAGCTTTTGTCATTTTTCTTAATCCAGAGTTAGAAGAATCGTAGATTAAGATTAAGTCATCATCTGCAATAGATGTTTCAGCAGTTTGACCTGTAATAACTGTTGAATTAGTATTAGTATTATCTACAGCTGTAGAAGTTAAATCTCCTGCAACAATAGATCCAGTTAAATTTAATTTAGAATAGTCAATAGCAGCTGAAGCATTAATATCAGCATTAACAATTGCACCTGAAGCAATAGCTACTGTACCATCAGAAGCTAAAGTAATATCTCCAGATACTGCTACGTTATCAAAACTATCTACACCATCATGAACTAAAATATGTCCAGAAGAAGGTGATGAAATATTTGTATCTGTTAATTCTGCTAATGTATCAAAACTTGTAACTTGTGAATCTACATATGCTTTAATAGCTTTAGCTGAAGCTAGAGTATCATCTGAAGCAGATACTGTAGTTAAATCTGTATCTAATACTCCAGAAGCAAAGTCAGCGACTTCAAGGTTGGTAATACTATTACCTGTGCCATTAGCATCTATAGTTTTATTTGTAAGGGTATCTGTAGTTGCACGACCAACTAGAGTATCTGTTGAGGTAGGTAAAGTTAAAGTTCCAGTATTTGAGATACTTGAAATAACTGGAGCAGTTAATGTTTTATTTGTAAGTATTTGAGAGCCAGTTAGTGTAACAACTGTAGAGTCAATTGAGAATGTAACAATATTACCAGACCCTGAAGTATCTATACCAGTTCCACCAGTAAGTGTAAATGTTTCACTATCTAAATCAATAGATAATGCACCACCAGTGTCAGCTTGGAAATCTAAATCTTGTGCAGTAACTTGAGAATCAACATATGTCTTAATAGCTTTAGCAGAAGCTAATGTATCATCACTTGCAGATACAGAAGATAAATCCGTATCAACATCTGTAATACCCGTAGCTGCACCAATAACTAATGTATCTAAATTTACTGTACCATCAAAGTATGCATCTTTAAATTCTAAAGAACCTGTACCTAAATCAATATCATTATCTGTAACAGGTACAATTGCACCATCTTGAAATCTTATTTGCTCAACAGGTGAGCCTGTAACTTCAACAAATAATCCAAAACGATTATTTGAAGTATCAGCAACTAATTTATTGTTAGCGTCACTATCAGCAATTAAAGGTACGTATGCACCTTCACCTGCAGTTCCATCATGTTTGTGACCAGATGAAGCATCAAAAGCTGCGAGTACAGTATTAAATTCATCATTACTGTGTCCTGCTTCGATAGTATCACCTGTAGTATAGACTGCTTGTCTAGCTGAATATCCTGCCATGTTATCTTCTTCCTCCTGGGGTAAATTCTAGTTGATAGCCTTTGATTGATATTACATCTGCACCATCTGTATCATCTATTTTAAGTGCAACTGCAAATCCTGAACCTTCAACTGATTGTCTAATTAGTGGTACTCCTGTTGAATCATAAACTGCAGTTCCATAACTAGAAGTTCCGTATATTGCTGCTCCTGCTGCAGCTGTAATGGGTATTTTACTTGGTTGTGCTGTACCTGGGTCATCGTAGTCATACTTTAAAGATAAACTAGCATCTACGTTTTGACCTTCTCCTTTATAGTTTAAATTAACCCTTTGCATATATTTTCTAACACCAGGGTCTCCCATAATCATATCTGGAGAACGATAAACAGCAATGATATTACTTGTAGATGTTGCTCTAGTAATTACATTACCAACTTCAAACTTGTATACATATCCATCATATCCACCATAAACTTGTAATTCAACTTCATCACTAATAAATTCTGAATCTGTACATGATGGTTTAAAACCTGTTATATCTGCATATTCAAATCCAATTGAACCTGTATTTGGATTAGCTTTTAATACAGCAATAATTCCTTTTGATACTGCTTCAACATCAGCTGTCTCTGGATAAAATAATCTATATTGAGATTTACTTCTAATAACTAAAGATGTAATATTATCTAATTTAGTTATAATGGTATCTACTCTAGTTTGTATTTGTCTAGATATAGAACCTAATTCAACATCACCAATTTTATCTGTACCTGCAATAGTTCTTAATCCATCTGGTGCAAGAAATATAATATCTCCACCTAATTCCTGAATTGAACCACCATCAACACAACCAATTTGTCTTGTTACAGGTTGAACTACAAAATCTGATTTAGATGAACCAGCAAGTTTAAATATCTTATCTTTACCAAAAACATATAGAACATCCCTAAATACTTTTAATCCTACAACTTCAGTATCAACTCTAAAACTACCAGCACCATTTGCAGTTAAAAATCCATCTTCATTAAAGGGTTCTGAAAATACAACTTCTTCTGGATTAGAAGTCATACCTGCATAAAACACATGGTCTTTAAATACTTCTACATATTTAGGATATTCAGGAGCATTGGTTCCATTAAATGTAGTTACACTATTTGATGTATCTATACTTAATGCATATTGATCAACACCTGTAGTAACAACTAATTTTTCTGTACCATTAAAATTTAATGTTCTAAAATTATAGTTAATTGTTGGTGTTGTTAATCCTGTTGTTACAGAAGTCCAAGAACCTGTGCCTGCTGCTCTATGAATACTACCACCTCTAGCTGCATAAACTTGACCATTAAAGATAGCTGACATAACCACTCGTTCATCAGCTGAAGCAACTTGAGGTACAATATTAGAATTATATTTTACACTTCCATTAATTCTTCTGTATCCACCTTCAATGTCAGGCTCAAAGTTTTGTAACTGTAGAGCCTCACCTGGTGCCATTGAGAATACGTCTTTGTTAAGAGTTAATCCTCCAGCACAGCTAACAACAAATGGTGAAATTAAATCTGTTGTTGGCATTATTTACTCCTAGTCTACAGCACCACTTTTCTTCAATAAATCCATTGCTTCAGGTAAAGTTAAATAAGGGCTTGGAGTTACTCCAGTTGCTTTCTCTACTTTTTCAGCAAGAGTAGAACCTGGTAATTCTGCAATTTTTCTAGCAGAAATTCCTGGACCATCATCAGCACTAGCCATTATAATTCTTTCTTCTTTTTTAGAAGCATAATCTAAATTATCTTCTGAAGCTTTCATTTCATTTCTTTTCATTGTGTCTCCTTATATAAATTGTACATTAATACTACCCGATAATACTCTGTCATCTCTCATATAATCTTGTGGTGAAGCGTAATCAACTTGTAGTAATCTTAATTTTCTTTCATAGTCTCTTTGTGCAAGAGTAGCATGTTGTGGGTCTGATCTTAACATATAAGTATAATATTTAGATCTATCTATAATTAATGGGGAGAAACGATCAGGTAAACTGATAGTATCATTATAGGCAGAAAGATCAGTGTGTGTAGTATAATATCCATATTTAATTATATAATCACTTCTATCAGGTATTGGAGTTAACCCAAAATACCCATAGTCAGGTTTTCTATATATAGAGATAGGCTTATCGTAATTATCATCCCCTGCTCTATCATCAGTTGGTTTTCTATTTTGTAAAAATGCATCATAAGTTATAAAGTTTAATTTAGTTGGAACTAAAGTATTATCTCTTACTCTAACATAGTCTACTTCTAAATTATCTGTTGAATCATTATCAATTGTAATATAAGTTGTAGAGCCTGTAGCTGTAAATGTAGTATCTAAAATATTACCTTCACCTGTATTAGTTACAGATACAGTTGTATTTAAATTTGTAGTATCACCAGCAGAAGTACCGACTTGTACTTTAATACTTGAACCTGATGATGAAATATCTGCAATTCTTACTTCAATTCTATATGATCTATTTTTAACTGTACTAATTGCTTGATATACAGCTGAATCATTTAATAATATTCTGCCATTACCATTTGATGAATAACTTGGAGAACCAGATAAAGTTGTCCAGTTACTAATGTTAGAAGTAAATTCAGGATTAGTTAGTAATTCACCAGAACTAATAACAAAAGAATCCCAGTCAACCTTACGCATATTTGCAGGTAAAGCATATTCCTGTTGTCCAACATAAGTTTGTTGGCTAGTCTCTGTATAGAGAATAGGAAGTTCACCTGCTTCGTTATAAATGTCATGAATAGATTTATTTATAAAATCTTTAACTGCAGTTTGTATTCCTCTACTATTAGAGAAATTAGCTGAAGTTAATTCTGTTTCATTTAACTCACGAAGAGTCCTATTAACTAATGTTAAATAGGTAGTTGCCATGGTTGATGGGATTCCCTTTGTTTAATTTATTTTATATCTACTTTCTTTTCTTTTTTACTTTCAGGTAGATCTTGTTCTAATTCTACATGAAGTAAACCATCTTTCATTTCAGCACCTACAACAGTTGTGTAATCTGCTAATTTAAATGATTGGTTGAATGCTCTTTCAGCAATACCTTTGTATAAGTAGTCAGCGTTCTTTGGCATTTCAATTTTGCCTGACACTTTCAAAGTATTTTCTTTGCAAGATATATCAACGTCTTGTTTGTTGAAACCTGCAACTGCGAAAGTAATTTTATATTTTCCTTCTTCTACTTTCTCAATATTATATGGAGGAAAAGTTGAAGTTGGTAATTTTGATAATTCATCAAACATAGAGTCAAATCCTACTGTTAATGAATTGAATAAAGGTAACATATTTAATGTCATTTTTATCTCCTTGTTAAGCGAGTTATAAAATGGAACCCATTTGGCATTCCAAGTACTCAAGGGGGGAACTTAATCCCCCCAAGAATTTTATTTATTAACTAAAAGTTACAGATTGAGTATCAGTATCTTCTGCGTTTCCACCTTGATCAAGTGAAACCATAACTGCCCATACTCTTACTTTTGCATTTACTGCACCAGTTCCGATAGTAATTCTTACATCGTCACCAGCAGAGTAAACTTTAGAGTCATCAGTTACAGTCATTTGACCTGCAGCAGCTACAGTAGCAGCACCTACATAGTAAGTACCTGAAGCACTGTCACCGATAGCAATTGTACCACTGTTTCCAGCAGTATCAGCAGTCATAACATCGCATCCAGCAGATAATACTAAAGTATTAGCTGGGATACCAATTACATCAAATGTATCTGTATTAGCATTAGTTGTAGAAGAAAAATCTACAACTTCTGACATAACTCTTACCTTATCGCTAGAAGCTTTAAGGATTCTATTAGTGTTTGAACTATTATAATCAGTCATTGTTTATTTCCTCCTATTAACCAATTGTGATAACACCAGAGTAAACTGCATCGTCTCTTAAGATTTTTCTTCCGAATACGTGTAGTCCTCTAACGATATCTGCGAATGAATCAGGGTCTCTGATTAATTCTGTTTTAGCAATGTGGTTAGCAGTTGCAACTGCAGACATGTGTCCATATAAGAACGCATATTCATTTGCTCCAGATGAACCAAATGTTTTGTTTGCAGCATTTCCACCAGACACAGCAATCGCATTAGTCATGTACATGTTGAAACCAAATAATGGTCTGTCAGTGACTTTACCATTTCTGATTTGCGATGCAGCACCATCATTTAAGATTGACTGGTCTGATAATTTAGCACCTGCTTTTCTTAATTGTTGAAAGAATGCAGGCGGTGCAACTAACCATCTATTTTCTTCTGGTACGTCATTCCCATCAAGAACTGTCTTTGCAGCTGATACAACATCTGCTAATGTGTCAACAGCAGCATCACCATCGATTGGTGAACCATCTGTTCCAGTATTACCAGCTGAAGTTGCAGCATTGTCATAAATGTGTTTTAACACATTAAAGTCATAGTTTCTTTTTAATGAGTATGCACCTGAAGAAGTTGCAAGTGATTCAAAGTTTACATGAGATTGTCTTTCTTCAATGTCATCTACTTTGAATGCGAAGTAAGAACCTTGATCAACTACAAGAGTAATTTGATCGTCAGCTAAATCTTGAGTAGAAACAGCTGTACCTCTCGCATAATCTTGTACAGTGATTGTAGGTTCTTTTATTATTTTAACAGTATCACCAAAGTTTTCAATTTCTCCAGCGTAATCAGTGTTAGTTACATCTTCTACCACTGATGCTCTTCTGAAGAATTTTTGAACCTTTTGGCTAAAAATTTGTGGAGTGAAATTACCTGAAGGTAAATTTCCGTATCCACCAGCACTACCAAAAGCCATAATATATATCCTCCTATTTGGTATTGTTTAGTTTAAGGTTATTGTTTGATTCTACCTTCTAAACGTGCTTGGTCGATCTCCTTCTCATACTTCTCATATTGATGTGGTTTCAATCTAGAAATCTCATCAATTGTCCAGACTTTTTTAACTGGCATATCAGAATCAGTACTCTTTTTAGTTTTAGTGACAGCTTTAGCAGCTTCTTTTTTTACATCAGCCTTTTCCTGTTTATTTAACTTACTAATGCCTGCATCCATTTTATATAGATCTAAAGCTCTAGCAGCTAATGATGCGTTAGATGTATTCTCATACAACCAACTTTGAATAACAGGATCTTGCTTACCAGCCCATTCATGAAATTCTTCTTTTTGTCGAATATCATTAAAGTCTGGGTGTAGTTTTAAAAGTTCTACTTCAGCTTTCTCCCTAGCAATTTGTTCTTGTTGAGATTGTAAGTATTGGTATTTCTCCTCTACTTCCTTTGCTCTAGAGTCTGCCTTTGTCATAGCAATGGTTTCAATCATGCCATAAACATCTGGGTATTCTCTTCTCCATTTCTCTAATTCTTCTTGAGATTTTGGAGGAACAAATTGTTTAGTACTTGATTCTAATTGAGTTCGTAAAGAACGAAGTTCATCCTTATGTTTTTGAATCGTAGAATCATAATGTCTTTTAAGATCGTCATAACGTTTCTTAAAGACTTTATCTTCAGCATTTACAGGGCGTTCAGCGATAGGAGTAGCCTTGGTGTCTGTTGAGTCTGCAGTTTCTTCAGACGCATCGGTGTCCTTCTGTTCGGTTGCTGCGTTTGCCTTATTTTCTCTCTGCTCCTGATGATATTTAGAAAGTTTACCAGAAAGAAAAGCTTTTGTTTCATCATCATCTTCACCATAATCTTTATGATAAGGATTAGAGTCTTTTAACTTAACTTCCTTTTTTATTTCTTGGTTATCTTCAGTCGCTTCGACTTCTTGTTCAGTTTCCTGAACTTTGTTTTCTTCTTCCATTATTTTTACCTCTTTGGGTTGAGTGCCTTATGGATAAGGGTAGCTCTATACTTGCTCCATATTTTGTGGGCTAGTCATAATACCTTGCGGTTGACTAGGTGGCACAGTTGTTTGTTGTTGTTGTTCCATCGGTTGTTCACCCATTGGTTGCAAATCAGAGACAGCTAATAACTCAGTTGTCATGCTTTGTAATGCTTCCTCTGGGTTTGGTGTGTTATACTTTGCCATAGCATATTTACTTGCTATTGAGACAGGTATAACTACATTAGCTTCATTACTACCATAAGCATCCATAATTTCTTTGAACTCTGGTATAATTTTACCTAATGCAGTCCTAACAGATGGGGATAAAACAGATTGCAATGCTGCAGTATCCTCATCCGTTAAAGATTTTACTCTTTCAGCAAATTCCAGTTCCATGTCTGTTGCATCTGGAAATTGTTTTTTTAAATCACTTTCAGGTTCTGGTGTTGGTTGTTGAGCAGGCTGTGCTTGTTTTTGACCTGTACCCAAAGCACTTAAATTTGGTGCTTGTGGAGTAGTAGGTTTAACACCCATCATTCCTGTAGTAGTTACTTTTCCATCTGGTCCTATTGCCATATTATTCTGATATCCAATCTAAATTTTTGTTTGTGTTATTTAAATCTATAATATATGATTGTATTGTAGTTTCTAATTTTGTCAAGTGTAAATGTTTTTCATATAATTTATGTAATGCATTTTCACCTGTTACTGTATAAATATATTTTAAATTTAATTCTTTTCCTAATTCTTTTATTCCTTCAAAACAATCTTCCATTGCTTTAAACAATGTTAGTTTAGGAATATTAGGATTTGAAAATATACCATACATATATCCTAATGTAGAACTTTTATCGGTATATAATCCAGCAGCACATATATCTTCAATTATTATTCCAAGTTCTGGTAAAACATCTTGTGGAATAGGTGATTCCCATTTATGTTCATTAAACCATTTTTGTAATGTTGGATAATCTTGATTAAGCTGCCAACGTCTTCTGTTCTTCAAAGTCAAAATAATCTGTAAATAAAATATTATTAATTAATATTCTTCTGTTTTCTGATCCTAGTGTATAAACAATATGCTCATCGTTGCCTAATGATTTTGAAAACTTACTATCTTTAACTTTTAACCACTTGCCGTTTTCATTAACTAAGTGTTCTCCAGAAACTTTAATTCCTTTATAATCAAATAAGTTATTAATTAAAAACTTACCAGTAGCAAATACTTTACCACCTACTTCAAGATTATCTTTAATATCAATATTAATAATTTCTTTTTCTGAACCATCAGCCATTTTAATTAAGGTATCAGGTAAGAAACATCCTACAATACTTCCAATAGTTCCACCAATTGCACCACCGATAGGTCCACCTACTGCAGTTCCAAGTGCTGTACCAACAGCTGTACCAGCACCGACTTTAGCAGCATCTTTAACACTACCACCTTGTAATAATGTAGCACCAGCAGCTGCAAAACCACCACCAGTAGGTGTTGACATAAATCCACCACCAGTACCATAAGTACCACCACTTAATGGGGTTTGTACAATACCACCAGTTGAGAATCCACCTAACTTACCTCTTAAATAAGTCATTCCAATATCTAATCCACCTTTAATTAGTGTATTAGTTAATTGTGCTTTTTGTGCACTTTTTTGAATTTGTTCAATTCTACTAAAGTATTCATTAGGATCAAATTGATTTTGCTGTGAAGGTGCAGTTGCACTAGCAAATCTCATTGCTTTTTCTAAAGGTGTTTCTGTAGGTTGAACTGCAGCACCTGTTTGTGTTTCTAAACTTGTAATTGGTTTTTGTTCAACTTCAACTTGTTGTCCAGTTGTTTTAGTTTTAACTTCACCTGTTTCTGGATCAACTTCAGTTGTAACTTGACCAGGTGCTTCTCTCATAACTTTTTGAGTTTGTTCACCTAATGTTGTAGTACCAACTAATTGTGTTTGATTCTGTAAACCTGAGTATGCTTCAAATTCACCAGCTGTTACAGCAGGTTTTGTAATATCTGGAACACCATAATCAATTACATATTGACCAGTTGCTGTATTTCTTTTAAGTTGTAATACCATCTTCCTTATTTCGTTTATTGGCTTCTTGCAGATTCAGCAGTTGTCGCACTAAACCCAGCTTCCCCTGGCATCGGTACACTACCTGTTCCGATGTTGCCACCTCCAGCTCCCGATACGTCTGTTGCTGAAGCTCCAACAGGAACTTCTCCAGTTGTTGCCATTTGATTTTGTCCTCCAGTAGAGGTTGTATTATTTTGATTTCCATTTACCATCCCCATTATGTTTGCGTATATTGCAGCTTTTTCTGGATCATTGATTAATTGTTCTGGATCAATATCTAAAGATTTTGCAATTTCTTTTAAGCATGTATGCCATCTAACGAATGGTGCTAAAGCAGGATTAGAAGCTGTTTGCATAAATGTAATTAGTCTTTGTGATCTAACTTCTTTTTGCATTAGTGAAGATGTACCTTCAGCTTTAACTTCTAAATCGCCTTTAACCTGTGGAGCATCATCATTAAATTGCATATTCCAATGATATAATGCTTCACCTAGGGGTTTCAATAGATAGTCATCAATATTTTTAATAACTGTTTTAATACTTAATGCAGCTGCACCCATAAGCATTGACATACCAGATGCAGTTCTAGTTGTAGATTGAATACCAGTAGCACCATGTGAATATGATGGTATACCTGTTGATTCATCTGCTAGCTGTCTAAACTTATCAAACATTTGTAAGTTTTCTATAGCAGTATTAGGAAACTTTAATCCATGAACAGCTTGACCTGTTTGACCGCTTTGTCTTCTAAATATTTTACCAGGAAATACTTTCATGTCCTGTCCAGGTACTAGCATAGTTTCATCAACATCAAAAACTAAATTACCTGCTAGTGCCAAATTATCAATAGCCATTCTAGCATGACCATTCATAATTTGTTGTGAGTCTTCCATATTTTCTGCAATACCTACACCAAAGAATTGATAAGGATTAACTTCATATGGACAAACTAAATATGGTATTCTTTTTGGAGTAAATGGATTTTCAACAATTCTTAGAATATGATTACCACATATCCATGCATTAACATGTGCAAAGTCCATATCCTCTGCAATATCTACTCCATATTCTCTTGCAATATCTGCATCTATAATACCCCAGTATTCTAAAATCTCAAATCTATTATTATATACACTAGTAATATTTTCTCTATCATAAAGAGATGATTCGTATCCTCTAATTTGATAATTAGGTCCTTCTTGTAAACAAGCTTCAATAGCTTCTCCATCAAACATAGGTTTATTTTTTAAATCAACTAATTGTTGTTTATTATAACTATGTCTTTGAATTACATAATCACAGTCATTGATATTTGTAGCATTTGGATCTGGATAAAAATCCCAACAAGATACAGCTTCAATACTTGGAACTGATTTTTCTTTTGCAATATAAACATTTACATCTTCAACTCTATCATAACTATGATATGTTTTAGTATTTGAAAATGGACCTTTAATAATTCCTGTACCCATTAATGCCATTTCAAAAAATGTATGACGCATAATTGTTACAGCTTTGGATTCTTCTAATTGATCATGAACTAGTTTTTCCATTGCTTCTGCAGCCATTTTAGCTGGTTCAATCTGAGGCTCACCTCTTATTGCTGTACCTTCTTCAAAACCTAATTCAGTAAAGTCTTGGGCAAGAGTTTGCATTAAATCTGCAGCTGTTGCTCCTGGTTTTATTTCTTTACCATCACCAGGATAACCATACATATCTTTTACAATGTTATCTTCATTGGTATCTTCGCTAGCTTGCTCATCAGGTTGTCGCATTCTAGCATACTCTGAAGTTCCTTCTGGAACTGTAGTAGGTTTAATTCCTAATGGAAATTTACCTTGTGAAAATAAAACTTCAATAATTTGACCAAACGCAGCAAGAACTTTAGTCTTTGTAATTTTTACAAATACTTTAGATTTTTCATTATCACGAAAAGCCATTTCGGGACCATAGATACCTCTATAGTTTCTGTATGCTTTTAACCATCTCTTCTCATCATATATCTTTGAAGTTTCTGATTCTTGAAACTTATTACGAATATGACCAACAAGATTATTACCGTGATATTGTTCTTGTTGTTTATCGTCAGCCATTATAATATTATTTTAAATTAGTAATCTCTTTCTTCTGCCATTCTAAAGATAGAAGCATCAACACCTGATTTAGATTTACCTTTTGCATCTGTGCCAGAAGCCATATCACCTTGATTAACTTTTTTGTTAGCATCAATTTCTAACTTGTCATTAGGTCTTTTAGCTTCGCTTGCAGAAGATAATTCTCCGTGCATAACTTTTTTCATCATAGTTATTCTCCTTCGATTATTCCGTATTGTTTGTTTTTCTTACCTTGTAGGTTAGAATATTTTTTTTTGAGTTCTGACTTAACGTACTCTTTAGATTTTTTTTCTAATATTTTACTTGTACCTGCATAAACATCTGCAATATAATTTGATTTTAAATTAGCAGGTTTTGGTTTTGGTACAATAGTATTTTCCATTTTAATATTAAGGTTTAGGAGGATAGTAATTATCGCCAGATAATAAATCTGTTTCCCCATATTGTTTACCTTTTGGTTTTCCTATTTTTTCTTTTGGTTTTGAAAAATGTTTGTAAACTTTTTTAGCTTTGTCAACAAGCTTTTTAGTTTCCATATTTTCGTATATTTCTTTAAAGTCCATTAGTAGTCCTTTTCATCTGCCATGTCAAATAACTTACTTTGCATGTGTTCTGATCCTGATTTAGAAGGATAGTTAATATCCTTTAACGCATTATCAGCTTCACCTTTAACAGGTGCATGTTTACTAAAATCAATATTAACAGTTGGCTGATTAGGTTGTTTACCATCAGCTGCTGTACTTAATTGACCTTGAGTTATTTTAGCATTTGGATTAAATGATTTTTCCATTTATTCATCCTCCTCGTCATCGTTGTCCTCATCATCAAAATCTTCTTCATCTTCATCATCTGATGATTCATTTGTTTCACATTGCATATCCCAAATCTTATGACGCAATGTATTTAAATCTTCTTCCATTCTTTCTACTATATCCTCTAAAGTTTCTTCTTTCTTTTTCTTAGGCATGGTGCATCTCCTATATTTTTAATGATTTAATTTTTAAAACATTTTTTTGTGGTATCACTGTAGAAGAACCACCTTGCTTAATCTCTTCGTTGGATTCAAAACTAAAATCAGCCATAAGAATAATCTTTGTCTGATCTTGATGGACTATCCATCCTACGCTACAACATACTGCAGTTTCAGATTTTTGAATATCAACTATGTCGTTCCATGATGAGTCAGATACAATATCTTCCCACCATACCATAACAAGTTTATATGGAAAATTTTTTCTATGCCTTTTTGGAAGTTTTTTTGTTTTTCTTTTTAGCAACATTTTTTAACTTCCCTTTATTTTCCATAGCATAAAAAACACTGGCACCTTTTTTTGCACCATATTGTTTTTCCATTGCTTTCTTAATCTTTTTACCTTTAGCTGTAAGTGGCATATTAATATCCGAATTTAGTATCTACAGGTATGAAGTTAGATTGATTGTTATAATTTCTAAATGCTTTAGCATACCCTGGATGCATAGGTCTACTCATACATCCATATCGTAAAGCATCATACGCATGATCTTCTGCCTTTGTATCTACATCTTCTGGATTGTTTTTATCAATCGGTAGTGTACCTAATGTTCTAATTAAGTTTCTACATGTAGAAAAAATTCTAAGTCCTGGTTCTTTTGTATCAGGATTAACAGCTAATCGTTTATGTACTTCTAGTTTTCCACTGATTCTAGATTTAGGTGATCGATCTGAAGGTCTCCATCTACACCCATTTTGAATCATAGTCTCTGCTATACTTGGACCAATGTCTCCTCGTTTAGCCCATGTACTAGAGTCTAAAACTCCATAAGCAATATATTCACCATGCTCTAATTCTAAAACTTTTCTAGCAAATATATCTGCTGTTAGTTTTGTGGGGTAAATTTCTCTATAACACCAAAGATTATTATCGTAATCAATAGCAAACCAGAGAGCACAAGCAGGAGAGCTATAGCCCCAATCTGCAGCACGAAATCTGTACCATCCTTTAGGAATGTCGAAAGGTTCGACCACGTGAATTTCTTTTTTAAATTCTGGAAAAGCTGAATCATCAAATGCATCCCAATCTCCGTCTAAAAATTGTCTACGCTGAACTTCAGGTAATGATGCTAACATAATATAATAATCATCTGTTTGCATCAAAGATGGGTTATCTTGAAGTTTAGCTGGAATAAATCTTCTTGTAATTTTTTTTATACCTGTAGGTGTATTAATAGATATATCAAATGGCTTATTCGGCTCACTTGGATCTACAAACATTTCTCTAACCCATTGAGATCCTACGTTACCTGGATTTCCAGTTGCTCTCATATACACTGGTATCTCTGGGTCTACAGATCTTAAAGAAGATCTTAAAAAATTATATATATCTGGAGTAGGATATTGTGGTAACTCGTCTATTCCAATCCATGTGTATGATTGACCTTGGTAACGCAAAACGTCTGTCATGTTTTCTGCATAACCAAACTCTATTCTTGCACCTGATGGAAATCTCCATTCTTTTTCTTGTTCTCTCCATTTTGCTCCAGGAAATGCTCTTGAGTATAATCGTTGAGAATGATTAATCAAATCTCTTAACTCAGGCATTGTCCTCCTTATTAGAAGTGCCCTATGAGAAGTTTTACTACAGTACCTTAATGGGTCAACCAACATGGCGTAGGATTTACCACCACCACGAGCTCCTCCATAAAATACTTCTCTTTCAGAAGCCGCAAGAAAATTTGTCTGTGGACCTTTATTAGGTTTAAAGATTACATCTTGCGATTTAATATGCTCTTGAACATTATTAGGAACACTATCGATTATGTCTTCAGTAAGTAGTTTTGTTTCTTTTCCGTCTAATGCTTGGTTAACAGCTTTAAGTTTATTTTTTATATTTTCAGCTGATTGTTTAGCAGAACGTAAAGATTGTTCTGCTTTAGCAACTTTTTTTCTACTTCGTTCTAGAGCTTGTTTTGCAGAGATTTTAGCTTTCTGCTTTTTCTTCTGTGGTTGCCTCTTCTGTTTCGGAGGTGCTATTAATTCTTTTTCTAAGTCCGACATGTGATATGTATCTTCCTGTCTTACGATGTAACCAGTTTGCTGTTTCTCTTAATGAACAGGTTTTTAAATATTCTTTTGCTTGTCTTAAAGCATCCAGTTCTTCTCTAACTGGCTCAATATATCCAGCGTCATTCGAATCTTTGTAACCAAACGGCGTAGTCTTTCCACGTTTTTTAATCTTTATCGGTTCCATCTTTTGCAGGTAATATAAAAATTCCATGCATAGCTTTCATATTAATATCTAGTTGATCCTTTTTGACTATGCCTATTCTATCTAATATCTGTTTTGCTGCTTCCATTCTAATGTTAGCATGTGGTGTTGTTCCATCTTCATCTAGCATATCAACCATTTTAGTTGCAGCTTTTGCAGAATGTACAGCTAAATAGTTTTCTGCTCTAGCTGTTATTTCTGATTTTAAATTTTGTAATACTTTAGGATAACTATGTTCAGAATAACCTGCTATCTCACCTGCTATCTTTGGATTTCCTTTTGCTTGACCGAATAATGCGTCTAGAAACTTTTCCTGCATTTCGGTAAGTTCTTTTTTTTGACTCGGAAGAATAGCTGAATCCATGCCTAGCATTTACCTCTTTAATGATTTCCCAGAAATCTTTATTCTTGATCTGCTTCTTTATCTCGTTGACGTTTTTCATTTAAGTATTCTCTAAGACTTTTTGATCCTAGTTCTTCCTTAGTTAAAGCGGCATATTTTTTGCCACCAAATAAAAATTCGTCAACACCTTCCATTCTAGCTTTTTTAAAAGCTTCACTAAAGGTTTGTTTTTTCTTAGAAGGTTTGTAATCCTCCATTTGTGAAGGAGCAGGAGTACCTCTAGGTAAATCCTTTTCAACATCAGCTTTTGATTTATCTTCTCTAGATCCAGGAATTTTTCTTTTACGAGTAAAGAAATCTTTAAATTTCTTCCTAGTAGTTTCCCTAGACTTAGCAATAATTTCGTCTTTTTCTTCTTGAGTTAAGTTTGATTGATATTTTGCCATATTTCATATGTGTGTTGTTATTAGGCTGCAGCCTATATTAGATGGGTGTATCAGTGATAATCCTGGTGTGTATATTTACCGTGATAATGTGTGTGATCCCTTTGATAGACCCATGATTATCTATTATAACAATATTTAACAAAATGTCAAGGGTTTCTATAAAAATAATTTGGGTGTGACATAATGGTACAAATTACCTATTGACAAAATCCTTATATAGGTGTATAATGTACCATTAAGGGTACGCAGGGGGGTCTTAGTATCTATTTAAAGGTTACCCAAGATTCTCCCTTAAGGTATCGTCAGGAGCTACATAGGGATAGAATAAATCTAGCCCCAAGGTGGTTAACATGGCTTTTGTATATTTTATGGTGAGTGCATATGTATGTATACAGTACCCCCCTGTGTCGCCTGCGTACCCCCCTAGTGTTTTCAAGTGAAAGCTTTGGAGTTTTTCAAGTGGAATTCAAGTGTAGTTATACAAATATAGTCAAGGGTAATTAGAGTAATATTAAAAGTTTTTTTAGTTAACAGTTGTATGTAATCAAGGTGGTATCAAATTTTGTATCTAGTGTAACTTTGGTAACTACTCAGGGTAAATTCAGGGCATAAAAAAAGCCCCCTAGAAATTAATCAAGGGGGCTATTGGGGTAAGGGCTAAAGTATAGCCCAAAGAGTTAAGCTACTTTTTTAACTAGTTTTTCACCATCAATATCAATTTCATATTTATCATATGTATTTCTAATATTGTTATATTCAGCGTCAAAACTTGCTTTAATATTTCCTAAAGTTTCCATAGATTTTTCGTCAATATGATCTATGAACTCAGCATTTTTAGTTTTAGCAAATACGCTAATTTTATTAAACATTTTTAAGAATTGTTTTGATAATTCCTTAAATGTCATTTCATCTTTAGCGTCTTTAGTTTTTGGTTGTCTACTTGAAACTTTGGTAGGGTATTTTGTTTTGTATACTCTATCAATAATTCCAGTATTTACTTCAACTAATTCCGTTGATGTATTTGGTTTTTTTCTATTGCTAGCTTTTTGACCTTCTAATTTTTCTACAATTAAAGGTGTAGCAACTTTAGACATTACAAAAATTTTATTTGATTTTTCATCAATATTAAATTCGTTTTTGTAGTCTGTAGCCATTAAAGACAATCTAATTGCCCTTGTTACAACCATTTCGAAAGCTGTATTAACAGCATCTTTTCGGTCATAATTAACTAAGCTGTAACAATATTCTCTTAAAGCTTTAACTTGAATAATATCATTATCACTTGTTTTAGTATTACCTTTATTTTTTTGATTAAATTCACTAATAAAAGCCGTTAATGAACTAGCCAATTTTGGAAGCGTATTGTTCATTAAGTTATTAGTAGATTTTAAAGCTATTGATAAATTACTTTTTAATTTTTCATTAGCTTTTAATGATTGTAAGAAATTTTGTTTTTCTTGTTTTTCAATTTCTTTTATCATTGTTTCAGTTTTGTTGCTCATTTTTTGCCTTTCAGTTTATTGTTAAAATTAAGCATATACTTATTCTATTAAACTAATTTTAATTAAGTGTCAAATCTATAAAAAAATAAATTGTTAACAGCTGTTAAGAAATAGAACAGAATGTGAACGAATTGTGTCATGTGTTTTTTGCATGGCTAACCATTTGACCTATGCAATTTTTGCATGTATATTAATAGTTGTATGATTGATTTATTATTATTAAGTTTTGGAATTATAGTTTTAATTATTCTTATAAACTATTTTTTCAATAATCTTTAAACAAAAAAGCGAGGTAAAAAAATGTATATGCCATTTGAACAGTTTTTAATTGTATTAATATTATCTGCTGTAATTGGTTTTGGGTTATTTCTAAAATGATTTATTTAATTATAGGAATTACTTTGATTGTATCACTAGGAATTTATTTGGCTATTGGTACACAACAAATAATTGATGAGATAAACAGCAAATATAAGGATAAAAAATAATGATTATATATGGTTATTCAATAGACAATAGAAAAATAAAAAGACTATTTAGAAAACATTTTAATAAATATCTTTTTGCAATTTCTATAATGATAATATTTTTAATACTATGGAACAATTAAAATTAAACCTTGATATAAATTGCGAGGTGCAAAATTTTAAATATACAGTAGGGGTTATTAATGACTATGAATCTCAATGGTTTGTAAGAAATAATAACCCTGAAAAAAATAAAATCATTATGGAATATCTTTTAATGTACCCAAACACACGCCCTTTACAATCTAATTACAAACATTACATCTACCAGTTAAGAGATAACGCTAAAAGATAAACTTGACTTACACTTTGCGAGGTGCTAATGTTATCTCAACGAAAGGATAACAATGACACTAATAAAATATACAGTAATCTTCTGGTTTGCGACAGGAGTTATTGCTGGATTTGTAGCATAACTCTTGTTTAATCCTAGAACGAAAGCCCTCTATGTCTATTTGACATAGGGGGTTTTTTATTATACTATATACATAACAAAGGAGATACAAATGACACAAATAAAAATAGATAAATCAGTTCACGACTATCATCAAAAATTAGTTGGTAGTATTATGACACAAAACAAAACTCTGATAGCTGATTTAAAAACTATTGCAGGTATAATGAATACATCTAATTATTTAGATGAAATATCTGAATGGAAGTTAAGAGTATTAAAAAATATATTAGAGCCCTATAGCGAGTTAAATAGTAGATAAAAAGTTTCGTTTCTCCTAACGAATAAAGCCCTCTGTGTTTCCTCTTGACACAGGGGGTTTTTTTATTTATACTACATTCAGTTTAAACTAAAGGAGTAAATCATGATAGACCCTGAACTAGAATCAGGTATCAGAAAATGGAAAAGTGAATGTAGAAAACATATCATTAAAGCTTTGCATGAGTTTGAAATGAATGGTGCTACATCACAATTCTTATTACATTGGCGATATGCAAAAGATTGTGCCAATGAATTGCGTGCTGATACTACTGATTGGGATAAGCAAATAAAATCTTTTTCTATGCCTGTATCAAGTGAGCATGGAGATAGTGAAATAATCATTGGTGCTTATGATGAATAGCTTTAATGATTTAATACAAGAACAGATGAAAGCTTACAATAAAATAAGCCGAACTGCTAACTTGCATGCTAAACTATCTGCACTCATTGGTGTAAGAATATTTCTTAATGAAGAAATAAAAAAAGTAGAAAAAGAAATAGAAGAAGATAATCAAAATATGTTTAAATAAAATTGACACAACTTTGATTCTTCTATATAATGAAAGGCGTATCTATTAATTTAGGTACGCCTTTTTTATTTTAACAAAGGAGATATATGCAAACACAAACATTATTCACATGTAAATTTTCAGAGTTTATTGGTGAATTAATTAATGAAACTAAAGCTAAAAAATTTAGAGTTGGTTTCATAAAAAAGAATGGTGAGTATCGTGTTGGTCATTTTGATTTAAAGTATAGAAGTAAGTGGAAGCAAGATGATGGTACGATTATAAAACGCAAAGGTAAAAAAAGAACTACTGACCCAAATAAATATTTACTTGCACATGATTTGAAAAAAGGTCAACCAAGAAATATTAATTATGATACTATGAAATGGATATCAGTAGGTAAAAAAGTCTTTATTATCAATGACTTATTGAATAATGACACAATGAGAATATCAACTTTGCATAAGGTAAAATTTACCGACCTTAAAAAATTAATCAATGGCAAGTTGACACAGTAAATTAATTAATTTATAATAGAGGCACTATCTGTTAATTCAGGTAGTGCCTTTTTACTTTAAGGCAAACTTAAAAAGAAGGAGTCATATGACAACAAAGGTAAAACGCTTACGGCTTAACGCAGATATGCGTAAGAATGCTGTAAGTGTTGTTAAGGATTTTTACGAGAGTAAAAATTCTAAATACAAGTTAGCCATGCAAGACGCAAAGTCTATGTATGATGACTTAACTCCTCATACCCATAAAAAAATAGCTGGTATCATTAGAGGATATCAACCGCAGGAAGATGTTGACACAATCAATAACATGATTGCTAAATATAATTCCAATGGTGGTTGTATTCAAAAAGACGCTTGCTTTTATATTGGACATGAGGTAGATAGTGTGGATTATAACGACCAACCTACTAAAAAAATAGAATCAAAACATTTTGATTTTACTTTATATGGTAGTGTTGAAGGTTATGATGGTAGAGACTTTGCTTACGCATACTATCGTGATGAGTTAAAAAGTAAAGGACTAAATCCTGACATTAATGCTCAAATGAGTATTGGAAATAAGGGAAACAATCCATACTGGACTAAACATCAAGACGCTAACAATGAATATCTAGGTTACTCTAGGTATAATGTTAATAGTGAGAGTGGTAAAAACTACAATAAAGAATGGCAAGAACATTACCAAATAGAAGTTATTGGTAGGTCTTACTGTGGCTCTCGTAACTTTCAAGTTGATGACAAAACTTATGAGTCATTAAATACTTGGCAGATTGCAAAGAGTAATGTAGTTAAAACACACCAAGCATATGTTGAGTGGCTTGATAAAAAAGTAAGTATCATTGAGAACGCATTCAAAAGTTACAGGTATTTTGATGAGATTCAAAAAGCTTGTGCTAATATACAATGTCCTATCAATGAAAGCCAAGTACACGGAGAATCATCTATGGCATTATCGGTATATGCACCAGATAATCTAGCTTCATTATTAAATGATGAAGATGACAATGATGATATCAAAGCCCAGATGATAGCTAGCTTTAAAGCACAGCGACAATCTGTCAACTAGACAAATCAGGGGTACTGTGATAACATAGTACCCCTTTAACTTATAGAAAGGAACACAATGAAATACTGTCAAAACCCAAGCTGTTATTTATACAGTTCAACTGATAGACTTCGCACAGTTAATGGAGAGAAAGTCTATACAAATAGAAAGAGAACTAATCTAGGTTATTCTGATAACTTCTGCACACTTCAATGTCAGAATGATTGGTTTAAAGAATATGGAGATAGATGTATAGACTACATTGGTAGAATTACTGTATCACAAACTAGACCCAAAGATTCTGCAGGATACTGGGAAGTAAGAATGGAACATGCTAGACAAGTACAGAATGAACTTGGAGAAAATTATGGTGGTGCATATTCTACTGAATGGTATAGAGAATACAATGCTAGAATTAATACAAGAGTAAAGGAGCATTTTAATAACCAACAACAAGGAGATACTAATGGATAAAATTAAATCAGTAAAAGAACTAGAGAAATGGTTTGAAGATATGGGTGCTACCAAAGAAACAGAAGATGGTATTACTTACTTTGAACTAACACCAAACAATATTAAAAAGGAGAAAAAAGATGACACAAGGAATGATTAAAGACTACAAAGGTAGAAGAAGAAAGTATGTAGTTGCAAAACCTGTAGACATGAGAGATAAATCTAAAGGTGTAGATTACATACAAGATACTTCAGGTAAAACTAAATATTTTAAATCAGTAAGAGGTGCATTAAAGTATTTATCTAAATTAGATTATCCTGTAAGTAAATCTGATATAAAAAGTGGGCAAAATTCTTTGGGGATATATATTGAAACTATACTTTAAGGTAGTATATATATGCCCCCCTGAGGTTGGGAGAACAGTATATCATAAAAATAAATTTAAGTCAATAGGCAAAGGTGGACACAATGACGCACTTAAAGGAGTAGTATGCTACAAAAAACAATCAAAAAATCAAAACACATACAACCATTTGAAAGGTTAGCCAGACATGTAATCATTCGTGGTTGGTTAGATACCATTGGTCATGGTGTACTTACATCATGGACACCTATTAAAAAAATAAAACAAGAAGCAGAAGACTGGATTGGAACAGATGAATATTATAACTGGTGTGAAATCGCAGGACTAGAAAAAGATTACGCAGATAGACTTTACACAAACTTTAAAATAGGATATAGTAAAGGTGTATGGAAAAAAGAAAATCCACACTCAACACTAATGCATTTATTTGAGATAATATAATGAACATATTTCATTTACACAAAGACCCAAAGACCTGTGCAAGATATCATTGTGATAAGCATGTAGTTAAAATGATATTAGAAACAGGTCAAATGTTATCTACTGCCTATCAAAAACATATGGGAGAAGATGATGAACTATACAAAACAGCTTATCCAAAACACCCTATGACAATATGGGTAGGAGAAAGCAAAGGTAATTATCTATGGTCATTAGATTTACTAGGTTATTTATGTAATGAGTATAACAATAGATATAACAAACATCATAAGACTACTGCCATATTAAATAAACTACTAAAGAAAACAGATAAAGTTTTAGATAAGTTTCATTACAAATCATTTCTAATTCCACCATTGTGTATGCCTGATGAGTACAAAGTTTCTAATTATATTCAATCGTATAGAAACTATTATGTTGGAGAGAAAAAAAGATTTGCAAGGTATACTAGAGTTGACACACCAGATTTTATGTTGTAATATAACACTAACAAAGGAGAACATATGAAAAAATACAGAGTGTATTATAGTGAACACGCTATGCATGAAAAAGTATTTGAAGCTGAATCTTCTCAAGAAGCTATGACTAAAGCTAGAAAAGAGTTAGAGGAAAGCTGTTGGGATACTGGCTCGTGGGATACTGGCAACGGAGAAGGTGGTCAGTTTGATGTAGAGGAGTTATCAGATGAAGATTAAAGATATTGAAGAAAAGATAGGCACACTATCTAATACCAGTAAAATGCCTTCATTTTCATTTGGTATATCTGCTTTTAAATGTAAGGTAGGTAGCAAGTTAGCTAAGATAAAAGGCACAACTTGTTATGACTGCTATGCACTTAAAGGTTTCTATCGTATGCCTATTGTAATGGACTCACATAAAAAACGATATGAAGCTATGACCAATCCAGATTGGGTTGATGCTATGACTATGCTTATCAAACTTAAATATAAAAACTTACCCAAAGAAAAGAAATACTTTAGATGGTTTGACTCTGGAGATATACCAAGTATTGAAGTATTAAATAATATTATACAGGTATGTAAAAATACACCTGATATAAAACATTGGATACCAACACGAGAGTATAGTACAATATCAAATATAGATATAAAATCTTTACCAAAGAATTTAATCATTCGTGCTAGTGCTGTAAAAGTAAATGGTAAGCCACCTAAGTTTTGGAAGTGGACATCAACTGTACATACAGCAGGCACAAAACATATTGGTAGACCTTGTCCTGCACTTAAACAAGATGGAGAGTGTAGAGATTGTAGAGCATGTTGGAAGAAGTCTATTAAGAATATTTCATATGAACAACACTAACTGAAAGGACAACATATGGACACAGCAACAATAAAACAAGCAGTTGAATTAAGAAAGGCACATCTTAATTTAATTAGATATTCACTCGACAAGGGTCATAGCATTACTGTACACTATGGTGATGGTGATGATGAAGTAACAATGTCAAGAGACTTTGCTTTAATAAAAGATGCTGCCGAAGCCTGTGATGAAAGCTTTATATTAATATATGATAACAACAAAAAGAAAATAGGTTGGGCTTGGGTCATATTTGGTAACGAGGATAATGAATTAGTATCTGACTATAGTGTTACTAAATTTATGGATACATGGTGGGATCAATTTCAACAAATGTACGAGGCAACTTCTTGATAAAATTTGACCCAGAAAAACAAGCACCAAGATGGGAAGATAAGGAAGCATGGGATTTATGGTTTAAATCTTTTATAGAATATCATAAAAAAGATAAGAGACCAAACACCTATAATATTATCTTTCCTGTTGTTGTAGATTTAATAAAACAAAAAGAAAAAATAAAACCAAGAGTTTTAATTAGGTTAGTTAGAAAACAACTGCCTGATTTAAAAGGTAGCCAGATTAGTAGGTCTATCAAGCGTATGATATCTTATGGTATATTAGAATATGAACATAAGAAGTCATACAAAAATATAATCAAAGGACATTACTGGAAAAGTCATGTCAGATAAGGAGGACATATGAGTGAACCTAATGAACCATTAAAGATAATGGGTTGGCATATTGATATATCTTGGACAGATGGTACAACTGAAGTTATTACAGATTTACCTGATGATATTGCACAGAGTATTGATGATTATTTTTCTGATTTAGAAACAGAGAAGGCACATGAATTAGCTATGAAACATGGGGAATGGTAATGTTAGATTTAAATAAGTTAGATGAATATACTGTACGAGAACTACAACAAGAGATAGACAGTTATAAAAATATTGTTAAGAGTATTCGTAAAGTAATTAATAAAAAAAAGAAAGAGGAACTTAAAGAATCTTTAATAAATAAAACAGGAGTATAGCTTGACAATAATTAAATTTTGTGCTATGAAAATTATATGAAAATAAAAGCAAGAGTAACAGCATTGGGTCATACAGGTGATGTTGAGTTTGGCACACTTCCACACGAAGCATTAACAGATGATACTAGAATACAAGAAGCAAACAAAATTGTACGAGAAGAAGTTATAAAAAGAATTTTAGATATAGAATTTAAACCTTCTGGTACAGTAAAAGACCTAACACATATTTTATGGGAGATTATTTAATGACATACGAAGAACAATTAAGAGTTGTACATTCCTATTTAATACCACCTGATACTACGATGAGATTAGATTGCCCATTCTGTAATCATAAGAACACATTGAGTGTAACCAATGATGATAATAGAATGAGTTGGCATTGTTTTCATGCATCGTGTACAGCAAAAGGTACAGAAAAAAAACGAATGTCTATGGCAACAATAAAAAAAATATTTAATTCAGAGCCAGTAACACAAGAGGATAAATTTAATATTCCAGAACATTTTAAATCTTTATATTCAAGTGAGAAAGCTATGAAATATTTACAAAAAAATAATTCATGGGAAGCCTACACATGGAGACGGGCAGATATTAAATATGATGTAAAGCAAGATAGAGTTGTGTTTCTAGTTAAAGAGTATGATAATGTTAGAGGTGCAGTAGGTAGAGCATTATCAAAAGACACACAACCTAAATGGTTTATGTATGGAAATAAAAATGTACCATTTAAATGTGGTGATTGCAAAGATGCTGTACTTGTAGAAGATTGTGCAAGTGCATGTGCTGTATCCAATGTACTAACTGGTGTTGCACTTATGGGTACAAGTTATAATAATTCTTTTGATAAATATTTAAAAGGATATGAAACTATATATGTTGCACTAGATCGTGATGCTACATCTAAAGCATTTGACATAGCAAACAATTTAAGATATAGAGGATTTGAAAATGTAAAAGTTAAAATACTTGAAGATGATTTAAAGTATTACAACACACAACAAATAGAGGAGATATTTTATGATAAAAAAAATATATAAAATAACTTTATCATTGTTTTTATTAATTACTGTGGTATCGTGTACTACTCCAAAGACTATTGAGTTTGGAAAAAAATGTACAGGTGATGGTAAAGTTTATTCATATGTATGGATAAAAGATAAAAACTCTGATGCAAATATAAAACCAACAAACTGTGTATAAAAGTATGGCTAGAGACGATAGGGGTGATTGTGATTTAACTAAAAGAATTGATGTTCTTACTTCAGAAAACAAACGACTAAAGTTTCTAGCCACAGAGTTATATGTAAAATTAATTAAGGAAAGAAAAAAAATACAAAGGTACAGAAAATTTGTAAAGTATTTGGAAGGAGGAATTAGTGGTAGAAAAACAGATTATTAAACTACTATTAGAAAAAAACTTTTACAATAAATACAAAAGCCAGATAGCGTCATCAGTATTTGAAGGTAACTATGGTTCGCTGTTTAGCACAATACAAAAAGCACACGAGGAATATGAAGACGATATAAACTTAGACGACTTATATTCTCTACATACTACTAAATATAATCCTGCATTAACACGAGCAATGAAAATTGCTATTAGTGAATTGATAGAAGATATAAGAGAAGTAGAAAAACCAAACAATAAAATAACATCTGATATACTAAACATCTTAAAGGAAAGAGATGTTGCACAAAAGATTGCAGTTCAAGCTACTGAAATTTACAATGGTGCACCTGCTAATTTTAATCCTATTAAAACTTTGATTGAAGATTTTGAAAATCAAAAACCTATTGAAGAAGTTGATGCAGTTACAGATAACATAGGTGAACTTATAAATAAACTAAGTGTAACAACTAAATGGAAATTTAACTTGCAAATGTTAAAAAATAATGTAGGTGGAATTGGTCCTGGAAATTTTATGATTGCATTTGCTAGACCAGAAACAGGTAAGACTGCATTTTGGGTTAGTCTTGTTGCAAGTGAAGATGGTTTTGCAAAACAAGGTGCAAAGGTTCATGCATTTATTAATGAAGAACCTGCTGTTCGTACACAAATGAGAGCCATTAATGCATGGACAGGATACACTAAAGATGAAATTATAAATAATCTAAAAGAATCACATGAATTATGGAGTGAGATAAAAGATAATATTAAAATGTTAGATGTAGTTGACTGGTCAATGGATGATATTGATGTACATTGTGACAAGTACAAACCAGATATTATTATTATTGATCAGCTTGATAAGGTTAGTGTTAAAGGTACATATGCAAGGACTGATGAAAAACTTAGAGCAATTTATACAAGTGCAAGAGAGATAGCAAAGAGACATAACTGTGCTGTAATTGCAATCTCACAAGCATCCGCAGATGCACATAATAGAACGACACTATCATTTGATATGATGGAGAACTCTAAAACTGGAAAAGCTGCTGAAGCTGATTTGATAATAGGTATAGGTAAGTATCAAGTCACACCAGAAGACCCAGACTTAGATAGAACTTTATGTATAAGTAAAAATAAAATTACTGGATATCATGGTGCACCAGTAGTTAGAATTGCAAAAGAAATAAGTAGATATACTGATTAGAAAGGAAACAATATGATAACAGTTATTGATTTAGAAACTTCATTTAGAAAAGACCCAGAGTCTGGTAGAATTGATCCACTACCTTTTCACCCAGATAATATATTAGTTAGCTGTGGTATTCATTCTAAATATGGAGAGGAATATTATTTTCTTAATCATTCAGAACATGTAAGTAAAGGTGGTGCAGCTAGAATACAGGAAATATTATATGAAACTACACTACTTGTAGGTCACAATATTAAATTTGATTTAACTTGGTTGCTTGAATCTGGATTTAAATATAATGGTAGAATATATGATACCATGATTGGTGAATATGTTTTACTCAGAGGAATTAAAAATACCTTATCACTTGATGGTATCTGTAAGAAAAGAAAAATAGGAATGAAAGATGATAAGATAAAAGAATTTACAGACAGAGGTGTTTCATTTGAAAATATACCTGCCAATATTGTAGAGGAATATGGTAGACAAGATGTTAGAATTACTCGTAGTTTATTTGATGCACAAATGGCAGACTTTAGAATGGATAAGAATAAAGGTCTACTTAAAACAGTTAAGATGATGAATGAGTTTACTGTTGTACTAACAGATATGGAACGCAATGGTATCAATGTAGATTTAATTGCATTAGCTGATGTTGAAAAACAATATAGAGCAGAGTATGTATACCTTCGTGGTGAGATTGAAAAAACTATTTATAGTAAAATGGGTGATACTAAAATTAATCCTAATAGTACAGAGCAATTATCGTGGTTAATCTATTCTAAAAAAGTAAAAGACAAAGAGAGATGGAAATCTTTATTTAATATTGGAATAGATAAAACTACCAAGAAACAAAAGAGAAGACCTAAACTTAGTTTATCTCAGATAACAAAATTAGTTAATGAGAATACAGAAGTTATACATAAAACTTCTTCGTCACAATGTACAGGTTGTTTAGGTAAAGGTGTAATTAAAAAAATTAAAAAGGATGGAAGTCCATATAAAAATTATTCTAAATGTTCTGACTGTGATGGTGAAGGTGTTATCTATTCTAGTCTAGGTAAAATTGCAGGATTCAATCAGAAACCAAAAAGTGTTTATGATATAGCTGAAGGTGGATTTAAAACAGATAGAGTTACTCTAGCTAAAATGTCTGCTAAATCTAGTGGTGAATTAAAAGAATTTATAGATAATATTATGAGGTATAATGCTATAGATACATACTTATCTACCTTTGTTAATGGATTAAAAGAACATACAAATGAAGATGGATTACTACATCCTAAATTTATGCAGGCAGTTACAGCAACAGGAAGATTATCAAGTAGAGATCCAAACTTTCAAAATCAACCTAGAGCAAAAACATTTCCTATTCGTGGTGTTATTAAATCTAGATTTAAAGGTGGTAAAATACTTGAAGTAGACTTTGCACAATTAGAATTTAGAACTGCTGTATTTCTTGCACAAGATAAGCAAGGTATAGAAGATATAAAAAATAATGTAGATGTGCACCAATATACTGCAGATATTATTGGTTGTAGTAGACAAGATGCAAAGGCTCATACATTTAAACCATTGTATGGTGGTGTAACTGGTTCTGAAAGTGAAAAGAAATACTACTCAACATTCTTAAAAAAATATAAACAGATTGCAGAGTGGCATGATAAGTTACAGACTGAAGCTATTAAATACAAACGAGTTAAACTACCTACAGGTAGAGAATATTCATTTCCATATGCTGAACGAATGCCTTGGGGTGGTTCTAGTTATGGTACACAAATAAAAAATTATCCAGTACAAGGTTTTGCAACAGCTGACATTGTACCATTAGCTTGTATTAAAATATATCTGCTAATGAAAGAACAGAAGGTAAAAAGTTTACTCATAAATACAGTGCACGATTCAATCGTAGCTGATGTTTATCCTGGTGAAGAAGATGTGATGGGTAAAATATTTAAACAAGGCACATCATCTGTAGTACCTGCCATGAAGGAATACTATGGAATAAACTTTAATATACCACTTGACTCAGAACTAAAAATAGGGTATGATTGGTTAAACATGGAGGAGGTAGCATAATAATGTATATAGAAAAAGCAAGCATAGAAGTAATCGGTGACAAGTATGTTGAAGGAAAAGAAAAACCTGTCAAAGATTCTGTATTAAATAATTTTAATTTTGATGATGGTATTCAATCTAAAGATTTAGCTAGATTTTTAGATCACCTTCAAGAAGATTATAATCATTTATTTTGTGGTACAGTTGAGTGCCATATAACAATTAAAAAAGGAGACTATTAATATGGTTGAAGCATTAGAAACTCTAGATGAGTTTGATGATGATAGCTATGGTGCATTCTTAGACTATAGTGTTATGATGCAGGAGTGTGAGTTTGAACCTCGTAAGTTACTAATTGATGCAGGTCACCCATACTATGAGGAAATGAAAACATTTGCTCAAGCAGATAAACTACAGGTTGTAGCAACAGAAGGGATAACTAAGATATGTTAGAAATTATAGATAATATATTATTAATTGCTGGTATTTTAATAGTTTTATTTTGGTTAATAGATATAATATATCCACCATATAAAAAAAAGAAATAACCTATTGACTTTTAAACTAAAATGTGTTATATTATAAATACAACTCAACAAAGGAGTTCTAAATGAGTGAACTTATAAACTTAAATAAAATGTCAAAAGAGGAAATAATGAAAGCCATTGGTCAGGACTCTGGTTCTGACAATGAAAACATTGTTCCTAGATTGACAATTAATCGTAATCCAGAAGATGACAATGGTAATCAATTACCTATTGGAAATTTTACTGTTTACGATACTAGAGAAAATAAAAACTATTATGGTAAAACAGTTACACTAAGACCGTTTATATCTGGTATGCAGTATATGCATTATGACCCAGAGAAATCTGAATATGTAAATAGATCAGTTATCTTTTCTTCATGGAAAGAAGAAGCTATTGATATTCAAGGTGGTACAAAGTGTAGCAAAGTGCCATACAAAGAGAGAGATAGATTGACAGCAGAAGAACTTGCTGTTCAAAAACAAATCAGATGCTATAGATTAGTATATGGTTTAGTATCTTTTGATGGCGTTGATGCTGAAGGAAATAAAAAGAAAGTAAATAATTTTCCTGCAGTATGGAGAGTTACAGGTACGAGTTTTAAACCTGTATCAGATGCCATTGATGCTCTCAAGAAAAGAAAGAAACTCATGTTTACTTGCACATTTAAACTAGATAGTAAGCGTCAGAAAAAAGGTAGTAATGTATTTTATGTACCAGTCATTACACCTAATGCTGATGCTAATTTAGAAATGTCGAAAGAAGACATGGAAACTTTACAAGTATTTAAAGATTCTATCTCTGCAGAGAATCACGAAGTAGCAACGCTATGGAAATCTGCAAAAGATAAGAAATATAGTAGTGAAGATACAAAGTCTGCAAAACTAGTAGAAGAATTAGATGATGATCTACCAGACCCAGCAGAAATATTATCAGCATAATGAGTGATATACTTCACAAAGTACAGATATACCTTGACAAGGTGTCGCAGGCACCTGTCAAGGTATCTAACAAACTTGTAGAAGAATTTGGTGAAGCTTGTAAGAAAGCTTTACGAAAACAATTTAGTGATGAAAGGAATCCTAAGTTCCAAGTCAGGATGAGTAATATAGGTAGACCATTGTGTCAACTACAGATGGAGTCTAAGAATATTAAAGGTGAGGGTCAGCCTTACAATTCCAAAATGAGAAATACATTTGGAGATTTAATAGAAGCATTAGCTATATTTGTAATGAAGTCTGCAGGAGTAAACATTGAAGATGAACATAAGAAAGTTACCTATAAATATAACAGTAGCAAAATAGATGGAGAGTATGACGTAAAGATAGACAAAAAAATATGGGATATAAAAAGTGCGTCACCATATTCATTTGATAAAAAGTTTGGTGAGAATGGTGGGTTTGAAGCAATAGCTGAAGATGATGCATTTGGATATATTCCACAAGGTTATCTATATGCTGAAAGCCAGAAACTTCCTTTTGGTGGATGGATAGCTATCAATAAATCTACAGGAGAATGGACTATATGTGAAACTCCTATTGAAGATTCTGAATATAGAAAGAAAGCTTTAAAGCTTGCAAGAACTAATGCAAAAGCTATTAAAGAAAATACTACTTTTAAAAGATGCTATTCAGATGTTGAAGAAACATATAGAGGAAAGAAAACAGGTAATAAAGTTTTAAATAGTATCTGTTCTTTCTGTCCATATAAGATTCCTTGTTGGGGTAAGAAGTTGCAAATGTTACCGCAACAGCAATCACAAGGAAAAAACCCTAAGTGGGTTTGGTATACTGAAGTAAACAATCCTAGAAAAGAAGATGAGTACAGTACGCAGTAGGAAAGCCAAGGGTCGTAGACTACAGGATTGGGTAAGAGATAGTTTAAGGGGTCTATCTCTTGCCCTCACCGAAGAAGATGTAAGAGTTGCAATTATGGGAGAGTCTGGTGCAGATATTAAATTATCTAAACAAGGTAAAAGATATTTCCCATATGATATTGAATGTAAAAATAATGAAACTTGGAAAGGAATTTATAAAGCTTATGATCAGGCAGTTACTCATGGAGAACTAGAGCCACTTGTATTTATTAAAATGAATAAGAAAAGACCATTAGCTATTGTAGATGCAGAACATTTTATAAGATTAAATGTAAATAGGTTAGCAGTTATTGACCCAACATCAAGAGGTAAACATGACAAAGATGAAAAAAAGTGATATAGAAAAAGCTACTAAGATAGTTATTATGCCATGGGAAAAAGGATTTACTTGTGGGATTGTATTTGGGGATAGTGCTGAATATGGATATGAAGAAGAGGATATGATTTCAATTATTGCTAGAGGAATGATTAAACAAGCAGTGTCAGACCCACATGCTACATATCTTCTAGGATTAAAGGGATTTGCAGATGATAAGAAAAAAGTTGAAGTAGGTATACAAAATTTAGATGAACCATTTTTATCTTCTGCTGATTTGACAGAAGAGTCTGATAATGTTATAGACTTTTTTGATTACTATAAACCAAAAAAACCAAAGGACATAAATTAATGGCTACACATTTAGTAATAGGTGATCCTCATTGTACACCAAAAGCAAACAATGATAGATTTCTGTGGGCAGGTAAAGTTGCTGCAGATATTAAAGCTACACATGTAATATGTATGGGAGATTTTTGTAGTGTAGACTCTCTATGTTCATATGATAAAGCTAAATTATCATTTGAAGGTAGAAGATTTAAAAAAGATATTGAGCATACTGAAGATGCTCTTCAAAAATTTAACAAAGGATTAGGTAAACATAAAGTAAAAAAGGTTATGATACTAGGTAATCATGAGGATAGAATTGATAGAGTAGTTCAAGACAATCCTGAACTTGAAGGTACTTTAAGTATATCTAATTTGCAATATAAAAAATATGGTTGGCAAGAGATACCTTACAAAAAAGGTAAGACCATAAATGGTGTTTACTATACACATCATTTACCATCGGGTATTACAGGTCGTGCTATATCTGGTGAAAATATTGCTAGAAGTATTTTAAACAAACATAAAGTATCTGCAACTGTAGGTCATTGCCATTTGTTTGATTATGCTATGTCTACATTACCTAGTGGTAAAAAGCTACAAGCTTTATCTGCTGGTTGTTATTTAAACCATAGTGAAGCTTATGCTAAAGAGACTCAACATCTTTGGTGGAGTGGTTTAATTATTAAGTATAATGTATCTAATGGTGAATATGATTTAGAAACTATGAGTTATAATCAAGTGAGAAAATTATATGACTAATAAAGATTTTTTTAAACAGACTCTAGGTGATGAAGTAAACTCACCAAAACATTATAAACAAGGTAAGAGAGAAACAATAGAAGTCATACAAGATTATATGACACAAGATGAATTTGTTGGATACTTGAAAGGAAATATTTTAAAGTATGTTGGCAGATTTAAATTTAAAGGAAAGCCATTACAAGATTTAGAAAAAGCTGAATGGTATTTAAAAAAACTAATACAGGAGGTTAGAACATGGGAGCAGTAAAGCAAGCAGTTATTGAAGTACAAGATGAAGTTGCTAATTGTATTGAGCAAGGTCTAGACTTAGAACAAACAGTAATACATTGCAGTGATTTATTTCACAAAAAAGCAAATTCAAATAGCTATTTAACTGATGCAAGTTTTATTAAAGAAATATATGAAGACTGGAGAGGAGGAGAACTATAATGGAAAGAATGTTTTTAATTTCATCAACAAATCTACAAGAAATTATGAGATACTTAATGAGTAGACCATACGCAGAAGTTGTAAAGCTTATGACTATACTGTCTACATTAGAAGCCCAAGGAGAAAGTAAGAATGACAAACAAAAAGATACCAAAAGAAGTTAAAAAACATATTGGTTTGTTGTTTGAACTTAAAATTGGTTTAGGTGAAGACAATAATATTGTACTAGATTATGGTGGAAAACCTGTTGGTAAAATAAGAGAAGCACTAAAGGGTTATACTTATCATGGTAATTTATGTGCAGCAATTATAAATCATTGTAACGCAGTAGGTAAAAAACTTGAAGACGATATTAAAAAATTATTACAAACGCTATGAGTATAGGATATGGCATAATCCACTAGCGGATTTATTAGAAACTTATTCTAGTAAATTTAATAACTGGATTTGGAGAATGCGTTGGGGTAAGAGATTACATCATAGTAAACTCCAAATAAAAAAGGCTCCATAAAGGAGCCTGTCATGTGTTGCCTTTGGGGGGAGTCGTTCTGGCTCCCCTTTTTTATTTTAATAAGAAAATATATACCATACGAGTAAGAATACTATAAAGAACTCTATTGGTTTAACTCCTCTAAGATTTTTATTATGTCCAAAAGGGTCATCACCTAAAGTCATTAGCAGTTCCATGCTCTTAATGATTTATTAATTCTTGAGTTAGGATCTCTTGCTGTTTTAGCAGAAGTAAGTTTTTTTTTCATACCTTTCATACGAGCACAAAAACTAGCACGTCTTTTATTGCCAACCTTTTTACTAGGTGCTTTTAAATTACCACCTGTTGCTTTATTATATGATGCACGACCTTTAGCATTTAATCCACCTGATGGATTCTTACCTTCTTTTCTTTGCCATGCTGGTGATTTAGCCATTACTTTTTCTCCTTTTTACACTCACAATCATGTTTGCATAAACATGGTATAATTCCAAATGTTTTACAAATTAATTCACAAATTTTATTTTTTATTTTTTTTAACATTCTTTTTACCTCTTAACATAGCAAAGTCTTGTTTTGTAAGTTTGCCATCTTTGTTTACGTCTAGTTTCTTTCTGTTACCTGTAGGTTTTTTAGCTTTAGTTTTACCATAATGTTTTGGCATATTATACACTCCTATATTTTTTTACTTTTTTAGCGATTGATTTTGGTTGCCTTACAAATTGTTTGCCTTGTGATTTTCCTTTTCGTTTTGCCTGTGTTGTTGCTGCATACTCTGAAGCTGATAATGCTTTGATCGCTTTCTCTGGTAAATACCTCTCGCCAGTAACGCTTGATTTCTTCCCAGATTTTGTTCTCCATTTCTGTTTGCTCCATGCCTTTAAACTTTTTTGACTTTTTGCTAATGCCATATTATCCTCTCAATGGATCGTAGTATTCCTCTAAAGAAACAGTTACATCCAAATTCATTGTTGCTTCTACATACCCTAGTAATTTATCACCTTGATGCATATATAACTGACTTCCACTAACTAAGTCTGTAGCTGTATGTGCATTCATAGCAAGTGCATTTACAATATGATGATATGTATCATCATCAGAATGATAAAATTGTATATATGCTTTTTTATTGTTACCTGTTCCTGAACTTAAATGTAAAAATTTAACAATAGCACTATAGTTATTAGGGCAAGTATAAATTAAATCTGCACTTGCATCTGAAGATGTACTTGTAATAGTTTTACTTTCAGTTAAAAATTTACTTTTACTTAGAAATGGCATTACTTATATCCACCACGTTTCATCTGCTTAATGTGTTTTTCAATAATCTTACTTTGTTTTTTATGTAAAGTAGATGCTTTCTTTAAAGCCTTTGCAACTTTTTTTATTTTCTTAACCATTACCTATAGCCTCCTCCAGCTTTTTTGTATGCTTTAGCCAATGCCTGTGCTTTTCTTGCACTCCATTGACCCGCAGCTGTACCATGTGATGCTTGTGATTTTATTCTCTGGAATATTTGTTTTCTTAATCCAGGTTTTGTATAGTTGCCTGCTTTATTTACTGTGCTTTTCTTTTTCATTTTCTAACTCCGTATAATGATAGTCATAGCTGCCTTCTTCATGTTCATCTGTAATCCATTTAGATGTATCTTCAACGGACCATAGTTTAGTGTTGACTAATCTGTGTATAAGAGGTTTGTCAGGTTCAGCACCCATTGATGGATCAAATACTCTTAGTCTATTATTTGGTTGAATTGCATAGTTACCATCGTCTAATTCTATTACATGTCCACATTTATGTTGGTCAGGTTTTTCTGCATATCCAAAATCTAATTCATTAAAATCACCAGCACACCAGTCAATTGTAAATAAATACTTACCTTCTCTTTTTATTTTTCTTCTAGATATATAAGTCATTTTATTTCCAGATAATTGATAGAAAGTAGTGACAGATACATGATGACTAAAAGAATCCCATAACATAAGTTCATTTAATGGAAGTTCTTCTACTCCAGGTTTTTTACAAAATGCAGATATAGGTGCTCTCCACCATAAGCCACCATCTGTCATCATATAATGAAACAAAGGTACTTGTTTTGGTATAGAACTAAAACCAAAAACTACACATTCAAAATATTTATCATGAGAATCTTTTTGATCTCTAAGATAATTTCCTCTGACATAGCATTCAATTGGGGGTATGTTTGCGTTTAAGTACACACTTACAGTCCTTTAGTAAAAAGCAAAACCCCATGGCTGAATAGTAAATACATTGTCGCCACATTAGTTTGCTAATGGATTTTTTGAATTAACTTTTAATTCTTTGATTTCAAGTTCTAGTACTTGAATAGTCTTTTCTAATACTGCAATTCTTGTTGCATTATCAGACATAAATTTTCTATTCTTACCAATTTCTACAATAAGTGGATCTGGATTAAATGGTTTTACATCAGATGCATTTGATTCTAACTGTGCAATTTTTTCATTCATTGTTCCATACACAGTAAAACCAGCACCAATAGTTCCAACAACACCAATCACTGCAATGAGATTAGTAATATTATCTTTTAATTTATCAATCATTATTGACACGCTAAACACTCATCAGAATCTTTATCTAATTCTTCAAGTGTTTCCTTTTTAATAGGTTTACATTTATCACAAAAAAATTCATCACTATAAGTAATGAATTCTTCATGGCATTTATTACACTCTTTCGTTTGCGGCATAATTAAATTCCTTTTAATTTTGGGTTAATTATATTTTCCTTTGCTCTAGGTCTAGAGTTTCTATTTTTAAACATATGACCAAGCTGTGCAGTCTGTCTAGACTGTTTAAGTTTATCAGAAATTTGTTTTTTAAAATCTTTACTATCCATTTTTTAAAATGTTTATTTCATTAATTAGTTTTTGTTTTTGAATTTTGATATTATATAATTCACTTTCCTTTTTAAATATTGGATCCCGTTGTGTATATGATACGAGGGTCTTAGAATTATATAGTACTCTATTGTCTCTAATATTGATTTGATTTTCATATATTTTTTTCTCCTTGTAGAATGGTATATTATTATACTGCTGAAATAGAGAGTTGTCAACCATTAAATTCAATTTAATTAAATTTTCTTTCTTTAAAGTATTCTCTATTTTAGCCACTTTAGATTCTACTTGTACTCCAGATGCTGTAATATTTGTTCCTTCTTTGTTTTCTTTCGATTGTACTTCTTTTTGTTGGGAATCCTTTTCTGTTGAAACATTTGAAGATTCAGAAGTTTCGCTATTGGATTCTTCTTTTTGTTCTGTTTGTTCATTTAATTCTTCTTTAGGTTCACTATCAACAGTTTCTTTATTATCATTTAATTCATTTGTATCTGTTTCATTAGAGACAGTTTCTACTGGCTCATTGCTAGTAGTAAATGTTTCAAGTGTAGGTTCTTCCTTAACTGCACTAGATGTATCTAGTTTAACTTCTTCCTTAAAATCAACTGTATTTTCAAATTTAATATCTTCGTTAATATCTTTACTTAAATCAACTAACTGACTTTCAACTGCACTATCAATATTTATAGGTGTATAAGTTACCGTCATACTTGGATCTTTTAAATCAGCAGCATAGTGTCCTGATGGATAGCTAGGTACAGAAAAACTAAATCCTAAAGATAAATTATAATCAGCTTGTGTATTAGAATTAAAGACCATGGTATCTGTCATAGATCCATATCCACAACCATTCCATGTTGCACACGTTCCAGATAAAGTTCTATTTTGTGTTATAGTTTGACCATTATCATCAATGGCTTTAGTTGTCATTGTTATTGATTGGTCATAGTTATTCCAAAACCAAACATTAGCTGATGAATTTACAGTAAACCCTTGATTAATTTCGTTTTTATTTAAGCCAACATCATCAGCTAAGCTAACCGAATCAGACTCTACAGCACCATTATGAACACCAGCAATTGTAGTAGACCCATGATAAGTATTGCCAGTGTTAGTCCATCCTGTTGCAAAGTCTTGTGATACAAGATTATTAGTCGTTTCAGAATAGGCAACATTACTTAGTAGACTTAGAGCCACCAATTTTTTTATTAAATTCTTTTTCAAATTGTAAAGCCTCCTTCTTTTCGGCATCTTCAATTATTTTTAAAGCTTTTGTGTACTGTTCATAATCTGGTCTTAGCTTACCGTATTTTTTCCATTCTTTTGTAGCAGCTTTACCTATTTTTCCATTAAACGGACACGGAGTACCCGCTGAATTCATGGCAGCAAAAACCCTGGCATCCTGGCAGAGCAAAGACACAGCAGCAACTGCCATACCATTTGCTTTTAATTCTCTTGCAAGTTTAATTCGTTCACAGTTCTTATCTCTAAATCCTTTTCCTCCTGAAACACCTAACCCAAAGGTTTGTATTCCAGCACTAGCACCTACGCTACATATATCGTTTCCAGTTACGGATACATTAGGAGCATAAGCTGAATTAGGGGCTGATCTAATATTTGATGTACTATTGTTGGTAGTTGTTGAACTAGAACTTGATCCTGATTGATAGGTTGTACTACTTGAGTATCCTCCTTGGATGCTAGTGTTTGACCCACTAACATTATCTTGATCAATATCTCCATAAGCAACTCCTGTTAGAGTTAATATAATTAGTAAAGTAAGTAATTTTTTCATAGGGGTTTTGGGGTTGAATGTTAATTATTTTTTTCCGTTTCTAAATATCTGTGTTCCTTTTATACCATATATGCTCGCCACGACAAGAATCCATAAATTCGTGAACCAGCTTGGAAGACTACTAAAATACTCAAAGAAAAGTTTTACTTTATCCATAGCTGTTGGATCTTCTGATACGACTGCCCAAGCAAGTACTGCTATTGGTGCAGACAAAATTATAAGGACTGCCTCGTCTTTCCAGTCTGACTGTCTCGCTTCTAAAAGTTTACCTTGGTATTCACTTTCACCACGAGCCATTTTAGCAGCATGCAAATGTTGTGCATCAGCCATCATCATTTTTGTTTCTTGTCTCTTTTTGTATATATGCGTTCCTGCTTGTAACGCTATCTTTGCTAAACTAAACCAAGCCATTTTCTTCTAACCACTCCTGTACATTAAATGATGGACACTCTTTTTTAGATTCTACTTCATTATGTCCAATAATTCTTTCTATATCTTCGTATTTACTTTTAACTAATTTTATTGTGCTAATTAAACTTTTAAATTGTGCTTTTGTAAAATTGTTTTGCCATTGTAGGTCATCATCAACACCACCTACTAAACATATACCAACTGATGTATCATTAACAGCAATTGCATGTGCACCTTGAAAAGAATCATCTCTTCCTCTTTCAACTATACCAGAACGTCTAATAACATAGTGGTATCCTATATCTTCAAATCCTCTTTCTTTGTGCCACTTTCTTATTTCCTCTACACCAATGTCCATATGAGGTCTTGTTGCTGCACAATGAATAACTATTGTATCAGTTGATTTTCTTATTATCATATTACTTCTCCTTTACTATTAACACACCATATAATGTGCTCCATAATTCTTATATCTTCTTCAGTAAATTTTTTGCTAATATCATCTCCAACTACAGATGCTCTTTCATAACATTCTTTTGCACTATAAGTTTTACTATCTTCCCAAAAGTTAAAACAAGATATTCCTTGTGGACTTTCTGGATTTGCAACACAAATTAAAGCAAATATAAAAAAAGTTTTCATGGCAACACATAAACTATAAGAGCCAGTAAAGCTGCACCTAGTCCTCCAAGAATTAAATACAATAACTTATCAACTTTACCATGAATTTTATCTATGTCTTCATGCATGTGTTTAAGGTGATTATTTTTTATTGTATTCACTTCTCGAGTAAGTCCTTTGATGTGCCCATATAGAGCAATCAAATGTTCACTAACAGTTTTAGGTTGTTTTGCCATTATTTAATAAAAGGATTGGTTAGTTTATTAATATCAATTGTAAATGGTTCTCTACTTCCTTCTTCGCTTTGGGTTGAAACTTTTACTTTATATTTTTCTGCGAGATCTTTTATTTTATTTTTTCTATCTTCTATTTTTTTTCTTAAAGTATCTCTATTAATTAATCCAGAACTATACTGTTTTGTAAAGTTTGTTATTTGTTCTTGGTATCCTCTTAGCTTTCTTTCCATTTCCATAATTTTAGATGCTCTTAATTTTTGCAAATCAACTCTTTCTATTTTAAATCCAAGAGCATTAAATAGTGCACCTAGTTCTGTTTCTTTAGCTTTAAACGGAGATTGCATTTCAGATCTAGCTTTTTCCATTCTAATTGTAGAATATGAACCAGGAATAAATGGAATGTTAGGAACTAGTTTTTCTCGTATTGTATCCAATCTAATTCCCATATCTTCTGCACCTATACCTGTTTGACCAGGAATTTTTCTACCTCTAAATATATCATATCCCATCAGAGGAAATGCAATATCCCCTGCTAAACCGAATGATGGCTGTAGTGGTGCAGGTAGACCAGGAATACCTGGAGTTCCTAAATCTAATATATCACCACCAGGAATAAACCTTGTAATATCTATATATCTAGGACCAATAAAGGGTTTATCTGGATCTGTTCTAACTTCTGGTAATTTAATATTTCTATATGGCATAGGATAAATTCCAAATATTCTACCAGATTTTCTTTCAGCCATAGCTGCTCTTTCTGCTTCCTGATCTCCACCACCCATGATTTCACCTAGTTTATTTAGTGAATAACCAAGAGCCATATACTTTGCATATTTCCAAGGTCTAACAATAGCAGTTTCTGCAAGGATAGGAACAATTCTATAAGTATATGCAATAAAAGGTGTAATACTATTTCTCATCCAATCAATAGCTGGTGCATTAATATTGTAATCAATAAATGATTTACGACCATCTAATGCAGCTTCTGCTGGAGTAAAACCTTTTCTTAATCTGTCCATAAATAATGCTAATCTAAATACAGAATCTTCAAATCTGTACAATTGAGTTGCACTATTTAATATATTATTTGTTTTTAAATCTTTAAATATAGAACTTGCAGCATTTACAGAATTATTAAATGTATCTGTTTTTTCGTTAAACTTATATGGAAAGTTTAATGATGTTGCTTGTATATTTTTTAATTCAACATTAACATAATCAGCATCAAACAACCCATTTTTCTGTGCAAGTTCAACTAGTTCTGATCTTTGTTTACCTTTACCATGTTTCATTAAAGCTTTAAATGAAGGTATTAGATCTTTAAAATTACCATCAACTAAATCTAGCAAAATAAAGTTAGACATAGTATTGTTAGTATGAACTGTAGGATTCCATGCAGTTTTACTAACCTTCCAAATTGAATTTAATTTTCTATATTTTTCGTATAATGAATTAGATGTTCTTTTTAAATGTGCTTCAGCAGATGTTAAGTTTTTATAAACTTCTTCTGGCACATACTTACCTGCAAGATTACCATAAACTTTTTTATCTGTGCCTTCAATAAAACTATCAGGCATTTTAATTAGTTTATATTGTTGTCTTTCTAATGCAGTAGGTTTTGTAAATGCAATACTATCTATTTTAGATATACTATCATAGAATTTAAATCTTGTAAGTGTAGTTGAAAATGCTTTACCAGTTTCTGCTAATGCAAATGATGCATCTTCAATCTCACCTAAACCCACTCTTTGTGGTTTAGTATACTCCCATCTAATTTGTACTTCATCAGTACCTTTTAATTTATTAAATTGTTTTTCAGAAGTACCTAATAATTCCCAACCTCTGTGCCCTTTTAGTAATGTCTTTTTACCTTGAACTAATTTAAATAAACCGATAGGGTCTTGTTCTAATCCTGTTGTTGTATATGCTTTTTGTTTTTTATATATTCTTAAATAATCATTTTTAGTAACAGTTTGAATTGCACCTCTTGCTCTTAATTCTTCACCATACTTTCCACTTTCTGTATAGTCAACATATGATCTTTTTAAATATGTTTCTTTATTTCTTTTAAAGGTTTCCTTTGTAATTAATCCAACATCTACATACTCTTGTGCAATTTCTGTAATTAAATCTCTTGCTTCTTTACTTAATTTTTTAAGAGTATCTGAAGATACTGTATATCTAGTATCACCCTCAAGCATATTATATAAAATTCTACTTTCATCAGGTGTTAAATTATTTTTAACTTTTTTAGCTAGATTAATAAATCTAGATGCAATATGATTTGAATGACCTTGTGCTTCAGCTTGTAATTTAGTAAACTCTTTAGGTAATTTATAGTTATCAATAAAGTTTCTACCTAATGTTTCACTTAATGATTCTGTAAATTCTTTTTCACCTTTTACAAAAGTTTTAGTAACCTGATATTTTTTAGCTGCTCTAATACCACCAAACCCTGTAGCAAATCCCATAGCTGCTCTTCCTAATTTAGTTGTAATAGGGGCATCATCATCAGTAGTAGATACTCCATATAAACCACCTACTAATCCAGTAGCAGTCTCTGCACCATATTCTCCATTAGTTAAATAATTAAATGTAGGTCTACCTATTTTTTCTTGGTAAGGTTCTACAACAAATTCTTGAAAAAATCTTCTAGGTCCTCTTAATAATTGGCTTCTATCTACAGGAACATCATTAACTAATTCTGATTCTTCTATTTCAATCTGTTTTCTAGTTTTAAATATTCTATCTGCTTCACCTGCTTCATTTTGTAATTTAACTTTTTCTAATACAGATGCATTTAAATCTTTAATATTTTTTTCTGCACTTGCTGTGCCAGGAATACCTAAAGGTATTTTTTTTCCTCTAGCTAATCCAACAAGTCCTCCTAATACTGGAGATATAACTGTACCTCCTACTGCACTAGCAGCAGCTTGTTTTGCTCTAGTGTCTAATACACTATCTTCATCTACATACCCAAGTGCACCTGCAAAACCACTTGTTACAAATCCATATTTAGCTAACTGATATAATGTTTTTGTTTTAGCTAAAGGTATTAGCCATCCAGCAGGATCTAAAATTGCACCCCCAAAATAAGCAGCAGCAATCCAACCACCATTCTCACCTTGCATTTTTCTGTACAATTCTTGCTGTTCTTTTTTTAATTCTTCTTTATCAATGCCAGACATTTGTTTGACACCACGATAAGTATCTTTAAAGCCTAGCCTAAACGCAAAAGAGATATCCTCCCATAAACTAGTACTACCTAATTTTTGCTGCGGTACATACTTTAGAAATGGATTGATATCTTCTTTATTTTCAGAAGATTGTAAAGCTTGATTTATACCACCATCAGTTGTAACATTGAATTTTGATTTTCTTAGTTCTTCAGGTAAGTATTTATCAAACGGATTTATATTAGTTGTACCTTGTTGTTGCTGCGGCACATACTTTTCAAAAGGATTTGCCATAAGTACCTACAAATTATAGTCAGATAAATTTGTTACACCTAACGCATTTCTTAAATCTTGTTTTATACTTTCAATTCTTTTATCGGCATCAGGAACATTACTTGCTCTAATTTTATTAATAGCTTCTTTAGCTTGCGAAACTAATAATTCGTTACCTGTTAAAGTTGTTTTTTGTTGAGTCTGTGTTTTAGTTTGTTCTTGTGGTATTCCTCTTAATGTTTGTATTTTTTTAATTTCTTGAGGTAAGTAATAAGTCTCAAAAGCATAGTCATTTATTGTACCTTTATATTTTTTACCTTCGTCTGTTCTTTTAAATTGATTAAATTCTTTTTGAATTTCAGGAGTATCATAGAAATTTTTATAAATGTTATTTAATTTATAAGTATTTCTTGCAGAGTTAAGTATAGCAATAGCATCACGCAGTTCTAATTTAGGTTCTGCTGAACCTGGTACGATCCCCAGCTTATCTCTAATACTCATTAAAGATACTAAGTCTTTTTTATCCAAATCTTCTGCTTGAGTTGCTTCCATTAATCTTTGACCAGCCATAGGTAAGTCTCTTTGTTCTAATCGAGTTGGTATCATTGCACCTAAAATTCCTTTTCTTTCTTCTTCAGGTTTAACAATAAAATCTCTTATATGTGGAGTACCTTTCATTATTTTATCAACTTTAGTTTTTCTGTCTTCTAACTTAAGTTGTCGTTTACTAATAAAAGATTGTGATATTAATTGATTATATAATTTTTTATCGGTATTTGCTAAACTTTTAGCATTAGATACAAATTTATCTACAGACGTTGAACCTAAAAATGATTGAAATTTTTTAGATACAGAATTCTCATCACCTGATTCGAATATACCATATGCATCTAACACAGTTGTTGCTTCTGGTCCATATTTTGCTTCGTACACATCTCTAATTGCATTTTGTTTTTTAATTAAATTTTGTTCAGTAGGTATCTCAATACCAATTACTTGTTTAGACATAAGATCAACTGCTTTTCCTGCAACATCATCTGTAATTTCTCTTTGTCTTTCTAGTTCTGTAAGTGCACCAATTGCAAATGGTACTAAAGGTATAGCCATTATTATTCTCCTGTTCTTGCTAAAAGTCCACGGACTTGTTGTGGTACTTCTTCTGATTGTCCGTCTATTGTATTGCCTTCTTCTTTTGCTTGCATGTTAGCAAATTTTAATTCAGACATATTTTTCTTAAATTCATTATTAGAAATATCAGTTAAAGATATTTTAAGATCTTGAATACCAGCTCTCATTGCGATTGCTGTTAACATTTCCATTAATGGTTCAATCATCATAAAACCTAAATCAGGTGTAAATTCACCTTCTGCAAATCCTGTAAATGTAATTACTCTAGCAACTGCTTCAATCGGTACACCTGCATCAAACATTCTAATTAATTCCTCTAATGCTTCTGGAGTAGTAATTCTACCCCATATTAATTCTAATGTTTCTTCTAAATCAGTATTCTTTGGTGCATGTTCCCATGGATAATTTCCAGGTTCATCAGTTAATGATTGACCAGGAATTGGTGCATCAAATGGATTATATTCTGGTTCTGCTGTATTATCTTTTGCGTATCTCATAATTATCCCTTACTTATATAAGCTTTTTCTAGAACAAATTTTCTCATTCTATCTCTGTTTTCTTTTGCAATTAATCTAGGATCTTTAACTGCAATATCTTTAAAACCCGATTGACCAGGTCTCGATGGTATTCTCATTCCAGTTGAAACCATAGCACCTCTAAATCTAGGTCTACTTCTATTTACTTGAGTTAGCATATTATATGTTCTTTGATATGCCTCCATTGGTTTTGTGTCCTGTTCTTTTAAAGCTTCTCTAATAGCCTCACCAATAGTTTTTTTTCTAAGTACCTCATTTTCTACATCACCATCATCTAAAGTTTTGTGTTTAAGAGACCATTCAGTTGCTGCAGTATTTGCAACATTCTTTGCAGCTCTATTAAATATATCTTTTATTGCCATTTATATCTCCTATGATATATATTTACTAAATACGTTCATACCAAATTGACCTAACATTGCATACAATGCATTCTTTTGTGCACTACTTTGTAAATCAAATGCAGTAGTTCTTTCTAATGCAGCAACAGCTAGGTTGTGGTTTCTATTTAATTCATTTTCTGCAGATGTGTTAACCCATGAAGCTTCATCTCTCCATTGTTGCCATAAAGATGATAATGCATAATTACTTAAGTTTAATAAGTTCATTGCATTTGTTTCATTAGCAGCATTTACTGCAGCAGTATTAGCAGTATTAATTTGTCTTCTCCAAGTTACGTTTGATTGATCAATAACTCTTTGATTCTCTACATTAAATCTTTGTCTAGCATCTGCAAGCGTTGCATTAAATTGTGCTATTGCAGCTTCTCTTTGTGCATTAGAATCTGCTATTGCTGTAGCATTTTTAGCATTAAGTGCAACAACTTTATTTTCTTCAGCTACATTGAATTGTGACATTGCATCAAGTCTTGCAGCATTTTGAGTTTGAATATTAGTATTTAAATTATCATAAAATTGATTGACTTGATTTTGACTTGTAGCATTAAACTGTAGTGCAGCATTTCTTGCAGCATTATCAGTTAATAATGTCTGCTGTCTTGCTTGTAAATTTTGTAAATTTGCTTGCTGATTATTAGACAAGTTTGCCATATCCATTTGTAGATATGCTTGAGCATTTACAACAGCAGCTTGTTGGTTATTAGATAAGTTTTGAAATATAACTTGTTTGTAAGTTTCAGCATCAGCTGCAGCAATTGGTACAGATGATCTTAATATACCTTCAGCTAAAGCTTCTGCTAACATTGTAGAAGAACCTAAACCTCTAGCTTGCATCGCAGATTTTGCAGCTTCAGCAGCACCTCTAGCAAATGCAGGTAAAGGTGAACCTGTTGCTAATGATTGTTCTATATCCTGAGATATACTTGCTAAT